AAAGAACCAATCATCACCATCTAAATGGACTATAACATCTTCACTAGAAGCATTAGCCTCCTCTACACCCCTTTTGTGATTTAAAGGAACGCCCCTTCTCTCTTTATTACAGACTAACTTGAATCGTTTATCGTCTCCAATTGCCTCTTTGGCCTCTCTAACTGTAGAGTCCAAAGAATTATCATCAATTATAATTTGCTCAAAATTGGTATGGTCCTGATCCTTCACCGACTCTATACACTTACCAATCCAATCCTGAGCATTATAAACAGGGGTTATTATTTTAAAATGTTGATCCATCGTTCTAATATCTCCTCTTTTTCCAATATCTCTTGTCCGTTACTGATCCCATTGAAGGGTATCCCAGAGAGCCTACACTCAGCCTCTACAAGCCCGTAAGTCTCACTAAGGGATGAGTGGTACACTTCGCTTACTTGTCCGTACATAGCCGCAGGATCGTCCTCATGAGACATTAAGATTGCATGACCTGAAGTAATCCACATCTCTACATACTCCTCAAAATAAGGAGTGTCGTTAATTTGTCCGAACAGCAAAACTCTTTCATATCCATCGCTTAAAGCTCTTCTGATGGATATGTGCGTTTGCTTGTTTTCATCAATACTGCCAACTACCCCTGCTCCCCTATTATTAGGATTTGTCCAATTTACTTTTCTGACGAGTGGGGGAATAACCACTGAAGGGTGGGTTACTCCTTGCCACTTCTTTTGGGCATTACTTACGAATACGATTAAATCGTACTGTGCCAGGGACACTTTCTTAAGGGGCCACACATCCTTCTCATGACAATATATGATATGCTTTTTAGCTCTCACCGCATCGGGAACCTGAATGAAATGACTAATCAAAATATCAGTAGGACCAAGCAAACACTGATCTAATGTACCCGACTTACATTTATCTAAGTGCCAGTCATGAGGTCCATAAAAGGTACAATCATACCCATTCTCATTTAGGAGATTAGTTAGATTTATGTGAGCAACTGTTCCCCCACCAGGATGGGTCCAACTTGATACAAGGCAAATCTTCGTTGGGGGGGCTATCACTGTAACCTCTTTCTTCATGAGAGACTTGAATAGCTCCTGTTTAATCTTGGACTTTGACACTCATTAACTCCTCGTACAAATTAAGCCTTTGGATAGCAACTTTATTCATATCAAAATTGGCTTCCGTAAGCTCATGAAGATTCTCACCCATACGAGCAACCAACCCAGGGTTCTTAGCGCATTGTGTAAGAATCCTTACCCACTCAGTAATAGGCTTTTCGGGATCAATCAAGAACCCAGTCTCACCATCTACAATCCACTCATCGTAACAACCCACATTAGATGCCACAAGAGGAATTTTATATCTTCCACATTCGGCAATTTTGATCTCTGATTTAGAATCATTAAAATCGTTCATTTCTAGAGGAGCAAGAGCAACATCCATCATCGTGAACATTTGTCCATAACGGTCAGGCTGCTGGGCATAGTGAATATCCCAGTTCTTGCCTCCCTTAAATCCTCGTAGAATAATCTCTCTATACCTTTTCCAAACATCATACTGCCAATCTCCAGCAGGAGTTTGCGGGGGTGGATGACCAAAGAAATCCCAACGAACATTCTCTCTACCTGTCCTACCGTTAACCATATGAGGAACACCAGAGAAGTATCTCAAATCCTGTTCATGATGAATCCCACCTACCCAACCAAAGCGTGTGTACTTCTTCTTAGGCTTAGGCACCTTCGGCATATTCCAACAAGGTAGGTTGTAGTCGATGCTATTTTTTATAATCGCAAGAGTGTTGCCCTTTCCCATGTAAGGCGTAACTCTCTCAGCGAATTTTCTTTGTGTTACTGTAACAAGGTCAGAGTGACTATAGATAAACTTTGTAATGTCCTCCAACCCTTTCTCTTTGTACACATTATAAAGCCTATGCCCTTTGTAAATGTCAGTCAGCAAATCATCCGTATCGTAGTGAACAAACTTCCCGAATTCCTTAGCCTTTCCAACAATTCTTGCCGTATAGTTTCCCCCGAAGTTAGACAGGTTCTGGGTGAACACAATGTCTGCCCACTTCATATCTTCAAACTTCCAGTCCTGTTCCCACTTGCCATTCTTCTCGTCAATACCAAGGGGATTCTTGTTCCACCTGACCTCAACACGATCACCGTAAAGCTCCTCTAGCTTCTTAATCGGAGAGATGATTCTATAGTAAGCACAGCCACCCTCATTAGCAGGGACACAAAGTATTTTTAGTTTATCACTCATGGTATAAAAATAGGAAGGCACCCAAAAACAGATACCTCCCTATTATAGTATATTATTTAAATTACTAGGCTTCTTCCTCTTCCCACTCTTCTTCTTCGGAGAAAGTAGCTTTGCTTCCATCAGAGGAGTGTGAGGCTCCAACCGCAGAAGCAAGGCTTCCGATAGCACCACCGAAATCAATGTTCTTATCCGTAGGGATTAGTGCCTTAGCGGCATTAACATAGTGCTTCCGCTTACGCTGACTGAACAAGGTTAAGACTCCTTCCCAAGCAGCGAGGCCAGGGATAAATGCTTTACCCAAACTGAGCGCGGTGCTGACGAGTCCATCAAAACCTCCTTCGTCCAGTTCCCCACCAGCGGGGATATAAGTAGCACCCTCCTTGAGTGCGTCCTTGGAGGTCATCACAAGAGAAGTACCTTCGGGAATCTGTGCTTTAATAGCATCAGGTAGTTGATCAAAGGGGATAACAGCAGCCTCTCCCCCCTCTTCAACCTGATCAGCAGTTGTAAATACAGTACCCTCTCCGAAAAAACTTTCAAGAGCAGCGCAGGAACCCAAACCAACGCCAAGTGCTGTAGTAAATAAAAGGGTTAGAAAAATATTTTTCATAGTTAATTAACTTTTCAATTTAGAGAGGTAATCATTGTCGGAGACATTAGTAGCCTCCTTGGGAGATGTACCTTGGACTGCCACACTAGTTAGCATAGCAGCAGCTTGTTTAACATCTTCATATTCTTCAAGCTTAACAAGCTCATGAATATTATGGAGAACCTCCATAGTAGATGCGATCTCAGCCTTAGTTCCGAGAGGGGAAGTTTTAGGTCTGGGTTGGGATTGGTCGTACTTCGGCCATTGTCCGTCCATCTCTTTCACGATCTTAAAATCGTGACCAGACTCGGGATCGGTAATATCACCGAAGTCCTCATCAAGCATAGCACCAATGATCTTCTTGAAAAGAATCACACCGATGGAAAGAATTTTAACTTCCCCACCCTCACGGTCGAGAATGTTCATATAATAACGAGCGCGAGGCTTAATCTTACGAGCAAGATCCTCGTCTTCCTGGCGACCTGTTTTCCACAGAGCGTAGTAAAGATCACACATGGGGCAAGATTCCCCATGAATCTTACGACAGTGAATGTTCTTTATATTTCCATCTGGTCCAGAGATTCGATGGATTTTAGTTTCCGCATAGAACTCCTTCTCGTCATCCTTCCAAGGGAGGATTCGGATAGCATTACTGCCTTCAGGAATTTGATAGAACTTCTTGAGGAAGTCTGCGTTGTTACCCGATTGCGGGTTGTTAAGTTGTTCGTGCTTTAGACGAAGCGCATTGAGATCAATAGCCATAATTAGTTACTCCTTAGTTAGTATAGTATGATAGTAGTATCACTTGTAAAGTTTAGTTTCTTCTCGTTTATTTGCAGACACTTGCTGCAACATATCTTTTTTCTGCTCAAGGGCTCGGACGAGTCCTTTCAGCATCTCGTATTTGAAAACAGCATCGTCCGACCGATTCTGCAAGGCAGAGTGCGTGTCATCGCTGAGAACAATATCATCAAGGTCTTTAGCTGTCAACTTACTAGCTGATTCTGTCCTTGTAGTTTTTCTAAGATTAGATGCAAAATGAGTGATGTTAAGATTGCACTCATTCATTCGCCTTTTAGCCATGCTCATCAGACCGTGGTAGTAAGAGTAAATTGATGCTTGTCGAAACATCTCGTCTTCTACTGCATGGTCAGTAAAGCTGACCAAGGCATCACTTATGTCTTTGTAGTTTTCCCAAGTAAAATCATCAAGGGATTCAATTAGTTCACGCATATTAGTACCCAGTTCGTGGGAGTGTAGGTTTGTTTGTCTTACTATTAGAGACTGCTGACGCATATCCTTTCAATATTTTTGTTAAAAAATTTGGATCTTTAATTTGGTCTGAGTTGTTGGGGATCTCAGGGGGGTATTAGAGGTTCCCGCTCTAACCAAACCAAAAGACTCGCTCATCAAATAAAACTGTTGTTGGTTGTAGGTTTTTGTCAGAGTTGTGGGAACTGCGAACCCCCATACCCCATTCCTATAGACAGACAAAGAATATAGTGGTCTGTCTTGTTTAAGTAAAATATCATTTAGAGTCATGTCTTTCATAAAAAATCTCCTATCTTATTTAGGGGTGTCGAAAATAAAAGCAAAGAGTTCTTTATTTAGTGAAGCTAACTGTTGAATCATATTTGAAGTGATAGTGGTGAGGAACTCATTCCCAATCTGGGGCATCTCATCATCGTCTCCTAAACCATAAAGATCAAATCCAATGTGACAAATTTCATGTAAGAGGGTTCCTCTATAGTCCTCTATACATTGGTTAGGATCAATAGTAAGGAGAGATTTAGGAAATTCTACACACCCATAAAGGTTATCCTTTGTAAGAGGTTTTTGTAAGATGATAAAAACCTTAATACCTGTGTATACTACAAGGGGGTGTACGGGATAGTCTTTTTTAGATAACAAAACCATCAGGAAGCCTCCCCTGAGAAAACCTCAGGCCCTTCTGACATTCGAAGAACGCTATAGTCTACATCCATAGGAACGATGAACCTAGGTCTTCCGTTGCGAGATTTAATAACATAAGCTCTCATCTTACCCTCGTCAAACTCCTCCTCGGATTGGTTCAGGGACATGGCGAAATCACAGGTTCTAATCTTACCATAGGAGTCTCCAAGCTCTGCGTCTGTAATAATCTTCACCATCCTACCCTGTCTGTTAGTTTGAGTAGCAGTCCAGACGAGGAAGTTATACTCCATAGCAACCCCCCTAAGCTCCTCTGCTGTCTTCTGTTGAGCATGATACTCCTGCTGGATCTCTCTAGTCGGACGAAGCAGTTCTAGATAGTCCACGATCAGTAGGTCAGGCTCAAACTCATCATAGTTCTTTAACTGAACTAGTAGGTTACGAATAGTGTTGATAGAGGCTTGTCCCGTGGGAAACTCCTTAATAACTAGCTGGCTTCCAGCGAATTCATTCTGGAACATTTCTAACCGCTCCTTCACGGTGAGTTGGTTCGCAGGATCCTTCAGCTTAAACTGAGGAACCAGGGTCATAATAGAATCGAACCTTTGAGCAATCTTATCCTCACTCATTTCTAGAGAGATGTACAAGACCTTCCTACCTTCAATCATTGAGTGGACTCCCTGATTAACAAGATACAGAGACTTACCCACCCCAGGAGGGGCAACAACCATAGCCATCTCTTTGGCACCCAAACCACCTTCTAGGGATTTGTTAATTGAGGGTAGGACTGTCTTATACTTAACTTCATTCTTTTTATTAAAGGTGCGATCCCAACGGCCAATAAGATCACTAAAATAATCCTGACCAGTATCTATATCTCGATTAATAAGGAGTGCTTTCCTAACCAAAGCTTCAACCTCATCAATCCTATTCTCCTTAATTAACGAAATACTATCAGCAATCGCTGCTTTCATAGCTTCCTTTTTTGCAAACCCCTCTACTAAGTCTAGCATATACTCAGTATTACCTACAGTAGAAGTGTCTACATTATTAATGTAAGAAAGCTCATCCTCATAGTCGGATGCGTTCTCCCTGGCACCCAGCGTAGGCTTAATGTCCTGGATGATAAAATCATCCGTAGGAAGCTTCCCGTACTTCTCATAATGCTCCTTTACCTTACTAAAGATCTTAGAATGAGACGGGAACTCAAAGTAATCTGGTTGGACGAGGTTTACAATCTGTAAATAGAAATCTTTATCTGATTTCAAAAGATAGAGTATACCCCGCTGGATATTCTCACTAAAATCGTATGCCATATTAAGGTTTGTTTTTGTTGGGTTTTGTTATGTCTAGTTTCTCGCTACCAATGTCTTTGTAGCCCATCTTGTTCGCTCTATCATAGGCATCTATCGTCAGTTTTTTGGATCTTTCTATCTTATTTCTAACCTCTCGCTCTCCCACTTTTTTAAGCCCTCTTGAGTCAGCGAATTTATCCCAGTCAATATTAGCCGACAAATAACGGAAAGATTCATCGTCTGTAGCTTCCTTGGTTTTCTTAATACTCTGGTGAAGCCACTTGTTTCCTGCGTCTTTATCGTATCCATGCTCAAAGTGCTTCTGATACCTGCGTCTTACCGTATGGAAATCCTGAACCCCTGGATTATTCTGGTTTCCTGCTCCATCATCCTTAAAAGAAATAGGAACAGAGTGTTGGAAATACCTATGGGATAGTGCTTTACATTTAGGACATTTGGTTCTATCGGGAGCTTTCCCTACACGACACTCCCTATCCCACCAAATGTTACACTCTCTACAAATCCACTCATATGCTGCCATAATTATTCCTCCCAATCTGGGTTATCCTCAGAAGGCAAGTCCTCAAACTCCTCAGGCTCCACAATCTCCTCCCGCAAGAGAACAAGCCTCTCCTGTTTGCAATTTGATCTCATAATCTTCTGTCTCTTTAGATCCCATGTATTTTTCAATGTTTTCCATCGTTAAAGGGATAATTTTAAGAGGCTCATCTTCTTTAGATCCTGCGCGGTAAACAGTAAGCCCCTTAAGATAAGGAGCGTAATCTAATGCGGCTTGAGAAAACTCTTCAGGCGTAGAAGTACTCGGTAAATTAATTGTTTTTGAGATACAGGAGTCGATAAATTTCTGTACCGTAGCTTGTACTTTGATGTGGTCCTCTGGAGGTACATCATACGCTCCAACGAAGGTAGTGAGGGATTTTTCTTGGTCATAGTATTCTTTAAATAACGGGTCAACAACTAATTTCTCTTTCCAAATATTGTTATGCCTATAACGGCGGTTATACATAGCAGAAAAGATAGGCTCAATGCCCGAACTAACCCCGTGGAGCATTGAGATAGTGCCGCAAGGAGGAATAGTAAGCATAACAGCATTTCGAATCCCGTGTCGTTTGATAAGCATTCTAATACGAGCGGGGAGAGTTTTTGCGAAATCTTCTTCAAGATATTTTTTATAATCAAACTCTGGGAAGGGAGCCTTGTCCCTTGACAGGTATATAGACATCTTATAGGCTTCATCTCTGATAGTACTGAATAATCTTTCTAAAAATTCTAGGCAGGACTCGCTACCGTACCGTAACCCCAGCTTTATTAACATATAATGCAGTCCAGTTACCCCCAACCCAATCCTGCGGGAACGCTCTCCTACCTTCTTACACTCTTCTGTTGGAAAAGTATTTATTGTTAAGACATTATCCAGAAACCTAACACCATTTCTGACAGTCTTTGCCAAGCGTTTCCAATCCAAATCACGGCCATTATCAAGTACCATATTAGAAAGATTGATATTACCCAAACAGCAATTTCCATAAGACGGTAAGGAAATTTCACCACACGGATTCGTTGAATCCAATTTTTCAAAATACGAAACATTAGTATACTTATTAGCTAGATCAATGTTATATATGCCTGGATCACCAGACTCTACAGAATTCTTCCAGATCATATCCCACAATTCTCGGGCTTTAATATCCCTT